AAGTTAACCGTAATCGAACTGAATCCATCTTGCGCTAATTGTAATAATATTTGTTTTTTCAATTGCAATTGTGCGCCACTGCTATTCAAGTAATTATCAATACCAACACCACAAAGTATATACTCCTTCCAATCGCCTTGCGCTGAATTTATGATGTCAACAATATGGTCTTCATCACTTGCACCAATAACAAAATCGTTGTTAACTATTAGCGCATCTCCATCGCTATTTTGCAGAAAATCTTTAGCCGTTGCCATGTTTTACTTTTAAATTTTGGTAATCTGTTGGAACAAATGGTGTTAAAGGTACAATTGTATATGGATAAATTGCTGCAATAGCGGTAAAGTTTGCAGAAATTTGAGTAACTAATTGGTTTAGTTTGGCAGTTAAATCGGTTACTTTTACCAACCCACCATTCGCATCGCCAGCCAAATATACTTGGTCAACCTTGCTTACCATTGTCACGTAAGCATTTGCCTGTGATGTTTGTTGTATAATTACTAAACTGCCGTTTGTAGGTATCAAAGTAAAACCCTTATCAGCATCGGCATTTAGCAGCACATCGTAAAACTCTGCATCGCCATTTATCGGAGTGCAAGTGCAAGTGAACGTAGCCAAATCAATGTCGCTCACATTGCACACCACACCCTCATATTGCAGGTCACCAAAGCCACTTAATGCTTGTATTGCCTGTCTTATATCTGTTACCTCTTTGCTCATATTATGCTATTCTACGTTCTAATTCAATCGTTTGCTTACCGCCATCGGTAACACTTACCTCTGTTGTAACTGATTTAATTAAGTATTTACCTTTGCGCTCTGGGTATTTCCAACTATCAACAACTGCATAATCACCCGGAACAACTAATGGTTCTAAAAATGTTTTAAAGCTTCCATAGTACCCTGTGTAATTTGCTTGTTCTAAAAACGAATTACACTTTGCATCTAAATCGGCCTTTGTGCCACCGTATTGAAACACAGTTCTGATATCTCCCTCTGTTGCTCCTGTTGGATAAGTAATAGGCTTTTCAGATGTGCCGTTGTTTATTATTATGCCCTTGACTAATACCTTAACGTCATCCTTTTTAAGATAAGTTAAACTCATTCCCTCTTTAATCATTTTTTCAAATAAGAAAACCGCTTTCATTGCTTCCTCTTTATAAAATGGCAATCCAACACGAAGCACACCGTTTTTAAAAAACGAATACAAACCATATTGATCGCGTAACACTTGCAGAATTTTTCCAACACTTGCTTCTTGCGTTTTAAACTTACCTAATTGTGCGGTTAAATCAACTTTATATGGCACATTGATGTTAGTTAGCATCTTACCGATAAACGTGTTTAAATCAACACTTGGAAACGATAGGTTTGGCGATATAGTTTGTTTCAACAAAAACATTTCATCCTCGCACAATAATTCAACAGGCACGTTGTTGTTTATCTTTGAAATGTAACCTGTAAATATTACCGTTTCATTTGGAAAATATGCAGCAATAATTTTAATCTTATCGCCTCTGCGCATTATAGCATTTGCGCCCTCGTAAATGTTTTTTTTATTGTAGTTGACATTACGCGGCAATGTTACCGATGCCGTTTGTGTTTGCTTATCGTATGAACGCGAAACACTAACTTTGCTAACATTGGCAAATGTAAACGTATCATTTCGCCCATCGCCTTGTTGCTCTATTATTACGCGGCAAACGATTCTAAACATCTTTAGTTGTTTTAGAAATTGTATAATCTATATCACTCACACAATTCAACTGAAAATATTGCACATTGCGAAGCCCTTGTTGCTGCGACATTTGGCAACTTTCAATTACTATTTGACTAACACCAAGAATATTGTTTAAAAAATCACTTGTAACCTTTAGTGATACTGGCGCACTTGAATATGATTTAATTAATCTCGCATCGTCATCGGGGTATTCATCAGGATTTTGTGATGCCACATAGCCGCGAATAGTTATCGTTAAATCACTTTCTCCCAAGTATTCTTTAACTGTGCCTTTTAAATCAATTACCTCTGTTTTAACGATTGTTTTGTTTACCGTTGCATCAATTATAACACCGTTTAAAAATAAACCTTGTGCGCCCTCTGTATTGATGCCCGGTGCAACATTTAAAGTTCCAAATGATTTATTGCTTGCTAATGGATTTGGTGTTTCAACATACTCGTTTGTAAAATCATTGTATTCAAATGTTGTGTATTCAGGCCTTTGAATAAACAGTGTGCCATACATCGGTGTGCCATACAATGAAGTTCCATCTGGCTTATCTGTTTTAATGTTAAAGTTATTCGCAGCTATAATCGCACGTTGCACCAATGGAAGCCCAAAGCCCTTTGATAGTGTTCTTACATTTTGCTTCTGCGCTGGTGTTGGTATTATAAATTGTAAACTCATATCTTTATTTTGTTGCCATTAGTTGGAAATCATTAACCGCCTCAATCAATGCCTGCGCTACTTGTTCTTTGATTTGATTTGCACCCTCTTTTATGTTTGTTGTGTTTAAAGTAACTGCGCCAAATTCTTTTATTGATATGTTAAAGTTTTGCACACCTCTACTTTCAACTACGTTTGTACCTGTGCCACCTTTGGCTTTAGGTGATGTTGCTGATGTTGGTGCGCCTGCACCTGCCGCTTTCATTGGATTCATTGCGCTTGCAGGCCCACCAATAGCCGCGCCCTTTGCAGTTGACTTATTTAACTTTTCTTGTGCTGCATTTGCTGCATAAATACCAACTGCTAATGCTGCCGCTGCGCCTGCCGCTACCAAAAATAAACCTACACCACTTAACCCCGCAAAGAATGCAGTTGCAGTGTTTAATAACCATTGTGCAACGGTTACCCCATCTAATGCCGCTGCAAGTGACCAAATGCCATAAATAAATTTAGCACCTGAATAAATTGCTGCTATTTTCATATAAGCATTGTAAATAAAAATAGCACCATAAAGACCAACAAATGCACCTGTTAACCCCGCTATGGCAACTGCATGTTCTTTTACAAAATCTGTAAAACCTGTTATCAATGATATTGCACCTTGTATAACTGGCATAAATAACTCACCAACTGTTAATTTTAATTCTAAAAATGCGTTATTCATTCTGTTTAAATTAGCATTTAAACTTTGTGTTGCTGCATCCATACCTCCTGCAAATTCTGTTTTTAATTGTGCTGCAAATTTAGGCAAAAATTCTTCACTCATTAATTTGCCATCGGCCATAAACTTGTCTAATTCCGATGTAGTCATGTTCATTGAACGTGCTGCAATTTGGAATGCGCCCGGTATTCTTTCTCCTAATTGCCCGCGTAATTCCTCCGCACTTACTTTGCCTTTAGATAACATTTGTTCTAATGCTCTAAATGCGCCCTCTGATTGCTCTGCTGATAGGTGCATAACAGTTGATGCCATACCAACACTTTCAAATACATCTCTAACACCTTGCCCCTCTAATGATGTGTTTCTTGCTGCTCCGCTAAACTTTGCAAATGCAGTCGCAGCAGTATTAAAATCCAATCCCATTTCTTGGGATGTTTTACGCAAATATTCAAAGTCAGCAGCTCCTTGTTGAACCGAACCACTTGCAAAGTTTAATTGATTTTGCAAGCCCTCCATTGCAGCCGTTACGTTTACTATTTCACGCACAATTAAACCGCCTCCAATAGCAGCAATAGCAGAACCAAGCCCAAGTGCTGACCTTTGAGCCATACCCATTGAACCGTTTAGTTTTTCAGTTTCACTTGTAGCACTTTTAATGCCACTGCTAAACTTATCTTTTAAGGATAATATGTATTCAACACTATTATTTGCCATTACTTCTTGTCTTGAATTGTACCGTTAAATTTTAACACCCACATAATGCTTTCAATAGCTTCTGCCCATTGTTCATCATTCATTTGGTTTGGGTCTGTTTGATAATAAAAACGGATGAGTGCATTTTGACGCGCAAACTCATCCGTTTCAAATAACTTCTTTGCCGAATCTAATTTTTTTTTAGTTCACCCGCTTCGGTTTCTAACATCGGCAAAATTGTTCTTGCTGCGCTACGTAATGCTTTAAAATCACTGATAATAGCATTTACATCGCCCTCAACACAAAGTGTTCTTAAAAACGATTCTACACCCATCAATTCATCTTTAGCAATTAACGCGCTAACGGTCTTGTAAGCAATCCTATCCATTTCACGCAAGTGAACTGTAATCGGCTGCTCTAACTTGTTGTTTACGGTTAAGGTGTAGATGTCAACACCAGCATACTTTGATTTTAATTCTTCAATATTATTCATTTGTTTTTTGATTTGGTTTCGACAAATTTACTAAACAAATTCGATATGTGAAACAACTAAATC